ATGCAAGACTACAAGGTTATGCAAAAATTTATGATGCTTTTAAACAAAGACCAGCAAGAGCATTTACTATGATTACAGGATCAATTATACTTCCTTCAATATATCTTTGGTTAGCAAACAAAGATGATCCTATTTATGAAAGACAACCAAAATGGGTAAAAGATAATTATTGGGTAGTAGTGCATGATGGTGTACCTTATAGAATACCTAAACCTTTTGATCTTGGTGTGGTGTTTGGTACAGGCACAGAACAATTATTAGATTGGTTAAATAAAGAACATCCTGATGAAATAAATAATTTTATTTATGATTTTGGAGTCAATCAATTAAAAAATTTAAACCCGACTCCTACATTTATATCTCCTTTTCTAGAAGCATATTTTAATGAAAGTTTTTTTACAGGTAAACCACTTGTGCCAGATTATATGGATAAAAAATTATTATCTAAATATCAATATACACCTTATACATCTGAAGTTGCTAAAGGTATTTCAAGAGCTTTAAATATAATGATTGGAAATGATTATACTGAATTAGATAATCCTATAATTATTGATAATTTTTTAAGTTCTTGGTTCGCTAGTTTAGGTAGATTTGTTATACAAATGTCAGACAAAGGTTTGATAGAGTTTGGTATAATAGAAGATCCAATTAAACCTACAGATAATTTAACAATTATACCAGGTATTAGAGCATTTAGATTAAGAGACCCAAGTTCTAATTCAGAATTTATAACTAATTTTTATAAAGAGTATAGTAAAATAGAAAAAGATATTGGTAGTATATTATCTTTAGAAAAAAGAGGAGAAATACAAGAAGCTCTAAAAATTAGAAAAAAAATTAATATGAAAGATAAAAATGTTAAACTTTTATTGAATGCAAAAGATGCTTTAAAAGAGTTAAATTATGTTATAAGAAATGTATATAATACTAAAAAATATACTGCTGATGAAAAAAGAGAAATAATAGATGGTCATTATTTTTTAATGATAATGACAGCAAAAAGAGCATTAGACCTAATGAATTATAAGGTTGATAATGATAATAAATAATAATATAGAGAAAGTAATATGACAGTATCTTCAACTACAGTAAAAAATTCCTATTCTGGTAATTCAAGCACAACAGTATTTGCTTATAGCTTCAAGATTTTTGCAGACACAGATTTACAAGTAATTATCAGATCCTCTACAGGAACTGAAACAACCAAAACTCTAACCACGCACTACACAGTATCTGGTGCTGGAGATGCGTCA